CTGTGATAGCTTTAGTTATGTCGGGAATTTTTACACGTCCTCTTGCTGTAAGTACTTTTTCTATCGCAAATTTTTTAATTGTTCCCCTTGCGGTTTGAACTTTTGTGCGAACATCAGGTGGTGCTGTGTAATAAACTTTTACTTGAATGTGGTCTAAATAAAAATCACAAGTATAACCGTCAAGCATAGGGTCTTTAGTTTCAACTCTATAATCAACTGAAAAATTACCATCAGTAAAATCTGACCCTTCCCAAGTTCTTCCCCATAATTCTTCTGAACCACCTACTTCGTCAGTATGTTCAACCGCACTAAATGTTCCAGCTTTGGCAATTGCCCAACTTGGCGCAGTAGATGTCCTATATACATTTACTGTAACAGTATGTCCAGTACCACCACTTTTATTTTCATAATGTTCTATTGATGCTTCTATGCCATCTATAGTCATTCCACTTAAATCTCCAAATCCAAAATCTTCATAAGATTGATGGCTGTTACCCTTGGCTTGATTTAATTTGGTAGCATAGGTATCATCACTCGCATAAGCATTAGTAGGATTAGTAAAAGTATTATACTTTCCACCTGTTGCTGTTGGACTTTCATATCCTGTATCAGCCATTAAAAATACTAAAGGCAATATGCTTTTAGGGAACAAAAGTGAAAAAATAAAAATTGATAAAACTTTTCCTAGTTGAAAAATCTTTTGGTCAGTAATATCTCTCTGCCCAGCACTTCTCTCGCCAGTACAAATAACAGGCAATCCGCTTTTCTTACTTAATTCTCCTGTATAATAATGAACTCCTGTCGGAGTAATTTTGTAAATCTTTTTATCTCTTGGCGAACCTAAGTACCACCTGCCAAGAGGATTATCAAATAGTTTTATTAAATATTTTTGTATTATATTATTCATTAATTATCTTCCCGTTTTAATAGCTTCATACTTTCTAATCCCCTCCTCATCCTTCCATACTTCTCTTGGCATAATCGCTGTTGTTTTTACTGACCCAGACGGAATGCGCCACTTAGATCCATACCATTTTTCTAATAATTCTTCAGGATTAGACGGAACGGAAAACTTTGTGCCTAAAAAATCTATTTCTTCTAAAGTATCTAAATGTTCTCTTTTTATTGGAACTAATCTTGCCCCTCTACAATCACTACTATCAATGTGCCAATAGGTATCACCAATCAAATACATAGTCATAAACTCAATGCCCCAAACTGTCTTTCCAAAAAATACAAATAATTCAGCAGGGGTATATGGCCTTTTCTTTTTCATTGCCTCTAACTCTATTCCGTGCTTTTCAAAAATCTTCTTTGCCTTCTCAAGTTTAGCCGAGTCCTCATATAATATCCCGAAATCCATATCTTTATCATAAGAAATTAAATCCTTATCTCTGATAGCCCCGAGAAGCGTGCCGAACATTAAGAAGTAAGATATACCCGCTTCATCAAGAGCTTTTTTAACTTTTAATATGTCTTTTCTGGCTAACTGCCAAGCTTTTTGTTTATCCATTTTTCTTTAATAACTTTTTTAATATTAGTTGAGCTTTGACCTTTATAGTAAGGCAAAGTTACAACTATACCGCCATAAGAATTAACTAAATCCTTAACTTGTTCAATATCACTAGCTTTATGACTATCGCTTTCTATGACAATATCAGGTTTCATAAATCTAATATTTTCAAGTGGAGAATAGCTGTCTTGCTGAAATACTGCATCAACAGTTTTTAAAGAACCTACCAACCTCATTCTCTCTGGTAAACTTAAAATTGGCTTAGGCTTTTTTTCCATTGTAGCTTTGTCTGTTAAAACTCCAACGGATAAATGATACCCATACTCTCTTGCTTTCTCTAAATATTGTAAATGACCTTCGTGAAGAATATCAGCTACAACGTAAGTATAAACCTTTTTTGCTTTTTCGCCCCAGATAAACTCGTTGCCAATATACATTAAATGCTTAATTCCAATGTAGGTTAGAGTAATTTGAGTCATCTGTTGAATATCGCCTGTAATAGCCAAAGTGATAATTCCTAAAATGAAATTGCCTAAAATTGTTTCATAGGTAATACATTTTACCACCGACCTCACAAGCATATTCCTAATATTTACGTAAAACCAAAACCTCTCGTGCAGATAAAACACAATTAGGAATACGCTGTGATGTAAGAATGTAATCCAACTTGTCGTAACCCAATTCCCTGTATAATAATAGGTTACAGCTCCCAAAGTTAGCACTCCCACTATTCGCCAAACGATACTTTTAATCGCTGACTTTTTTTGACTGTCCTTCCTTTGCATCATTGTCAATTGCCATTTGCCCATTAGGATATAGACAAACGATTATTTTCTTTTTTCCGCACTCATACCCTAAATAATATCTAGCATAGGTAAGCTTTTCGCCTGTTGGCGTAACATTTGCCTTACCAAGATTAACACCGACTCCTGCTGTAAAAGTTTCTCTCTTTCTTCTAAAGAGAATAAACTTCTTTTTGCCTTCTACTGGTTTGCTCAACTCATCTTTAAGTTTTTGGTCTCCACAATTCCAGAAGTCAAAACTTCCGTCAGCATTAAGGGTAACAACCAATCTCTTTTCAGGGTTTTGAGTATCAATCTCAAAGTTTGAAATATACTGAATTTTGTCTAATTTAGACATATCAATATCCCCAAAGTGAGATTGTTTTTCGCCATACTGATCTAATTCTGTCTTGTCAGTATAAATGGCTTTCCATTCAAAATCTTCTAATGTTTTCTCGTATCTTGGTAAAAGACTTTGAGCAGCCGAAATGTCAGGTACTCCGTCTGGCGAAGGAGTAAAGAATCTTACACCTATCGCGTATAAACCCTCAACTGCTTTCTCTAAATCTAAAAGGGATTGCCTTCTAATTTTGAGAAAATTATCTATCTGTTTATTAACGTTCATATTCTGTTTTTAAGGAAAAGCTAATGGAATTTAGCATACGCCTTAAAGCTAATGAAATTTAGCTCTCGTCGTATTGGAACGTAAACTCTGCCAAACTTGTATCGCCAGCAGCAGCAGCCGTAGTGGTCTGAAGCTGAAGAACAATATAGCTTGTCATTCCTGAACCTGTGATGTATCCGCTTGCTGTACCCCCGAAATAAACGTTTTCACTTCCAGGGTCAGAAGTAGGAATAGCATCGCCAGCTACACTTGAAGTTGCGGTTGTAGGTTGTACATAAACAGCCGTACCATTATCTAACCATTTCAAGGTCAATCCTGTACTAGGTGAAAAGTCCGTACTTCTCCAAAATTGAGCATTGTCAATTTTATTAAAAGTACCAATAAAGTCTGCTTTTAAATAGACTTCCATTGAGTTCTTTCCAGCCGTAATAGGGTTGGTATCGTAGCCAGTTGTTCCAGAAGCGTCATTTGCAGCAAAGTTAAAGAGGTTGCCCCCAGTACCAATGCTTGTTTCAGCAGTTCCTGTTCCGTTGTATTGATTCCAATTAAATCCTGCAGCCATATAACTATAGCCTTCCTTTTAATTACTTTAATAATTTATTTCTCCTTCTGGCGACCACAGAAGGTGGCAAATTTCTCATCTTGTAAACTTTTCTCTGGGCGTAAACTATTGTCTGCCCTCTGGGATTAACGTTTCCTGTTATCCCCATTTGAGAAAATATCCCACTTAAATATCTTAACATCTCATCATACTTTCCCATACCGAGTATATTGAAGTGGTACTCAAATATCATTTCGTTTAGACCAATCAAGCTATCTACATCCATAGCCATAATCAATTCATATTCAGCGCCTTCACAATCCAATTTAATCTTATCAATCTTGTATTTCTTTATTATATCATTTATATTTTCACAACGTACAATTTCTGATTTACTACTTCTTGGAAACTCTCCTGTATTGATAAGAGAATGTCCGCCTGTGTTTCCTTCGCTGTCAAGCGAAAGTTCTCTTGTTCTATCATCATCGCCAACTAGCGCTTTGTTGAAAATAGTAATGTTCTTTATTTTGTTTTCTTTAACGTTCTTTTTTAATAATTCAAAGTTTTCTTTGTTTGGCTCAAAACTATAAACGTGTTTTACTTTGTCAGCAACATCTATTGCGAACGTTCCAATATGTCCACCAACGTCCAGCCAAATATCATTTTTAGTAAGATCCAAGAAACTAGAATACTCACGCTTTTGAAGAACGTTCCTAACCACAACTCTATCTATTGTGCCTGTCCTAATATTAAAGACTTTTCCTTCGGCATACATCTTTCTAAACTCCCCATATAAATCTTTGTAAACACTATTGAGGAAAGGAATCCATTTTTCTTTTACTATTTTATCCCAATCGTATTCTAGCATTGCCTTTCTTGCTAATTTTCCATAAACATTTCTTTTAACATTATTCCTATAAGAATTAACTAAAGCTCTAACTGCCTTCTTAACATCTACCAGAGGCCACTTATTGTGTTGAGGCGTCGTTAGAACGACAACGTGGTCGTTACAAGGCACTATCCAGCCGTGTCCTCTTACCCATTCTGGTTGTGCTGAATTATCAGGAACTATTGCTGGTACTCCACAAGCTTGGGCTTCCAAGATAGGCATACCGCAACCCTCGGCTCTTGAAGTGGCAAAATAAACATCAAAGGTGTTATACATATTAGCCATTTGTTTATCAGTCAGTTTTGGCGCTCCTGGCCTTGGGTATTTTACCTTTCCTAAAACTCCATATAGCTTTGCCAATTCAGCGATATTAAATCTTCTGCCTGATTCCCCATCTGGTTTTGTATGAATATAAAGCTGACTATTAGGAACTATTTTATTGAACTCTGCGAAGATCCTAATCATTCTTGGAAAATCTTTTCTATCCCATAAGTTAGCTCCTACCGAACCTACAACAAAGACATCTTTGCTAATTTTCATTTTATCTCTTAACTCCGCTTTTCTCTTTTTAGAAAATGGCTTGTAAACTTTAGTATCTACTCCGTGAGGAATATTAACCGAGTGAAGCCCTGCCTTTGCTAATTCCTTTTTAGCAAATTCTGAAAAGCATACAATCTTAAACGCGTTTTGAATCTTATGTTTTAAAATCCACGAAATAGGTTCTGCGTCCACAGGCACATAAGCAATCCAAGGTCTTCCTAAATTAGACATTTCATCTGGGAAAATCCAAGGGTCAAATAGGGTAATATAAACATCTCTTTTATACTTCTCAAGATATTTAGGTATCGTCTGAACCCCGTAATGTTTATCCCCACTTGCTAACATTGTAAAGGTGCTATCTACTTTATGCTTTCTACCCGAAGTTTGATACCCGTGATTCATCACATCAAACTTTGCTTTCAATAATCTCTTAACTATTTCATTGGTAACCCGTCCATACCCGCTTTCAACAGTAGGCGTAACAGATGACCATAATATTTTTAATTTGTTTTTTCCTTCCATATTTTTTCTTAACTTATTATTAGGATTGCTCGGGGCGTCCTAGCTAGTAACGCCCAGAGCAGAAACCTCTAAACGATTATACCCACTAAGTTTGCTTTACAAATAGACGTTCCGTCAATTTCAACTGCTACTTTCAAATTAGCCGTAGCAACTATTGGACTATTCAATGGTATAGGAAGATGATTTGCTCCTATTTGTAACTGAAACAATGTAGCTTCACTTCCACCGCCCGAATCTTCTTTTACCGTTACAATAGATCCTGCCTTATCAGAAGATACAATTATATCGGTAATCAAAATCCTTTTACCAGCTCCAGGCGCAGCTTGTTCTGCTTTAGCAGCGGTAGTGTGGGTATGTGTTACGCTAAATAATTTTTGTCCTTTAATTAAGTTTATCATATTTTTTCAACCTTTAATAATTTAATAATTAGTTCAGCATTGCTCTTTCCCTTCCATAGCCACAAGGAGCTAAAAAGAGCAAAATCAACCAATTACTTTTCTACTTTACTAGCTTATTTCTTTTCTGATTCTTTCGGCTCAACCGCTTTCTCGGGTTCCTTCACAGGTTCTTTTTCAAGTTCCTTTGTAGGTTCCTTAACTGGTTCTTCTTTTGGCTCGTCTTTCTTAGGAGTTGGCTCTTTAGCTTTCTTAACTTTAGCCAAAATGCCGTCCTCTAATAAAAACTTCGCCTCTTTTTCTTTCATATCAACTACGCTATCAATAGCGTAATCAATTCCATTATGTTTTAGATGTGATAAAACTTTATAGTTCATTTTAATCGCTTAAAACATATTCAACGTAAAGAACAAGTTTTCCAGCAGTTAGAGCTTGACCACCGACAGTAACAGTAAGTTCCCTTTCTGCTGTCATTTTAATCCAAGAAGATGCTCTCGCAGCTCCCTGAACAAGTGCAGTAACGGTTCCGCCCCCGTCCATCCAGCTATTAGGAATACATTGGTGCATTCCTGCAGCAAACATATTTCTTCCGTCATCAATAGCAAGAGCAGATGATAAATCATTTGCGCCTTGGACGTGAATAGCAATTGTTCCTGTGTCGCTACTAGCAGAGGTAAATGTGGTAACCACATCAAACCAAACTCGTGTGATAATTGCGTTGTCGGGAATATAAACTCCCAACCCGTAAGCATCAATAGGTCTTTTGGTCGTATCGCCTGAAGGGTCAAATGTAGCAACCGCAACTTTAGCCACGGTTAGCCCGTCGTGTTTCTGTACTGTTCCTCTCTTAAAAAAGGTATCAATCCCAGCTTTTCTTTTGTAGAATTTGTCAAATATACCCATATTTATTTAACCCTTGTTTAGGCAACAGCGTTCTTAATCAGATAAGCACAATCAACACTAACAATTTCTCTGGTAAAGAAGTCGTGGACTCTGACGAAAGTTCCCTCTCGGTCATTATCGTACCACTTATCTACGGATCTTGTTTTGTATTGAAAATGATAACCAAAGCTAATACTTCTAACGGCAGGTCTTGGTGTAACATACAACAACCAAGCGTACTTACCCCAAATATAACCCAAATCACTTGATTGACCCTCTACTGCGGTCTCATATCCAGCCCCAGCAACAATAACATTATCTACATTAAAGATTTTGGCTAAAAGTTGTTCAGTTGTCACGCCTAGTTGTGAGTATTTAATTCTCTCAACAATGTCGGGGTGGTCAATTAACTTATTGTAAACTTCTATACCTAATACCAGCGTATTTGCTGGTTTGAAAATCTTTGAATGGATAGTTTGTATGCCAGTTCGGACATCGCCTATTGGGTCAGAGTTGATGTAATCGCTCCATTGAGTAGTTCCTGAAAGAGTTGTGTTATTAGTAAGATTTCCTGTGTTCTGCATATAAACAGCTAAATCGTACTCTTTTTCAATCAACAATCTTTCAGATACATTCTCAACTGCGTCCATTTCAGGGCTTAAAGGTGTAGGGGCTTGGTCTTTCAATTCGTCAGGAACTATTTGTTTTAAGGCGTGGTCTAAACACACATAAGCTGTGGATTGACTAACACCGTATTCAACTTCCTCTGCTGAAGCACCCATACCTCTCAATGACTTAACTTTCCTAAACTTTGACTTGTCATATTCAAAGTATTTACCTGTTACAGTTTTTGTCTTTACAACGGGTAAAATCATTTCCGCAATATACTTATCGTTTTGATAAGCAACGGAAACATTAGAAAGAATTGGATCGTAACGAATATCTTGTAATGCTGGTTTCATATAATTAGCTTGTTGAATTCACAAATCTATCAATCAACATTTCAATAATATCTCCTGCGGTTCCGCAAGCTTCTAAAGCCATTCCAATACAAAACTCGTAATTAGCATCATACTCCTCTGCTTTTCCGTCTCCGTCAGAGGTTATATAATCACCAACTGCTACGCCTGTATCAGAACAAATAACTTTAGTTGTTCCAAGAACCCTAACTACTGCAGCTTCGCCTGTATTAGGTTTATTTTGTAGAATACCAATGGCTTTACCATTAGCCCCACAAAGATTAACCGAATTGGCAGCGCTCATATAAACAATGTAATATTGTTTTAAGCGTAAATCAGCAGCAGCCGTAAAAGTAATGTCTAAAACTCCAGTCTGTTGACTCATTTTTCAAGGTGAATTTTAAATTGATAAGTCCGACTATTTCCTATCCCTTCCTCTGTTTTTAATAATACTTATTCTTGTTCTGCTTGTTCGGCAAGAGCAGGATTTTCAGATAAGACTCTTTCAAGCGCGTGTCTGTATTCAATCTTTTCGTCTTTTTCCATTTTAGCAGCAACTAACTCGCCAATTCTTTCTGACGCTTTAATTGTTACCCCTTCTGCTTTGCCTAACTCGGAGAACAACTTCATCTTAGGCACGTCGCCTAAAATTGCTTTGAAATCTCTTTGCTGTACCTCGGTCAAGGAAAGTAAAAACTTTACTACCTTGTCGTGAGATTTTGGCAAGAGAATTGCTTTTGGATTAGTTTCGCTGAATGTCATTTCTTCCACATAAATCGTAGCTTCTTTCTTTCTCAAAATAGCCATTGCCTTTACTCCCTGTTCAGCATTTCTGTTTAAAACTTTCAAGGTTTTTTCAGACATCTTAACCATTTTTTCACTACCCTCTACTTTTTCTTTCTCTTCTTCTTCTTTCTTTGTTTCTTCTTTCTCTTCCTCCTTTTCCTCTTCTTTCTCTTCTTTCTTTTCTTCTTTTTCTTCTTCTTTTTCCTCTTCCTTTTCTTCTTCTTTCTCTTCAGCTAAAATGTCCTTGTAGGTTTCCTTCTGTTCTTCACTCAATTCGTCAGCGTGTTCCTTTAGATAAACTTTTTCCTCATCACTTAAATCAGCGATTTCTTTTTCTAATAATTCTTTTATGTCCATAATACTGTCATCAAATATAAATAGTTCAGAAAGCGCAACTGCTTGAAGCCCCTTAAAATAGGGGCGATTAGTTAGCGCTCCACCGACTAATACATTCTTGTAAATAATATGTGTTTCTGGATCTTCATAGACAGAATAGAACTCTGGGCTAAAGTATTTATATGCCTTGTCTTCTATTAAGGCAATGCCTTCTTTAGTCCATTCTATTACTGCCCATAAACCATCACGACCTTTATTTTCTAACTGTTTAAACCAACCAATGGCAGGCAGTTCTTGCCCACCAACGGAATGACCTTCAGTTATCGGTAATTGTTTTCTAATCTGACCTTCAAAATTTTTGATAAACTCTTTCAAATCTTTCTCTAAAATCTTTATCATTCCATAAACAGGATGTTTCCATTTTCCAAAAGGCAACACTTGTATCTTGCTAGTTGTCTGACCTTCCTCAAACTCAAATTTAATCTCTGTTAAGTTTCTTAATAATGCGTCTTTTAATGCTTTATTCATTTGTTTAAAAATCTTCCTGCTGGGCTATGTTTTTTTACTATTGGAACTCTTGGCGGTTTGAAAACATTAATTGTTTCAAAAGCGTTTCTCAATGATTTTGGTATTCCAGCTCTTTCAGGTTTTTCTTTCTCGTCTTTTAATATCTCAACCCATATTCCTCGGCAACCAGAATGTATTTGGTCATTGTGAGTAAACGGGTCATCTTTCTTGAAAACACGCGAATCAATAGACATACAATAATTACAAGTTACCTCATCAAGAATTTCACTCCTTTGTAAAGCATATATGTCGTCCTGATAAATGTCAAACGTTGCGCGTCTTCCGTCATTCAGGCCACTACCGATTGTAATACTTGGCGTATTATTCAAAACACTATCACTAGCCCGAGTAATTGCCTTCTTGACATTTCTGATAACCTGTGATGTGGTCTTTTTTTGCTGAAGTGCTAATAACAAAGCTAACTTACCTGCTTTTATTAAATCGTTTTCCATTGTACTTGTCAAGGCATCAGCACTCTTAGACATATTTTGTAAAGCAACTGCGGGAGTTGGTGGCGGTGTCTTTTTCATTTCGTGGGAAGCCATTGTTTTACCATATTGAAAAATATCTTTTGTAGAAGCTAAAATCTCCTTACGATAATCGCCCTTATATTTCAAGGCCAGTTCTTTTAATCTTTTAGATCTGTCAGCGCTTTTGGAAGCCTCCATTGCTATCTGAATTTGTCGTAATAAATCACTCCCAGATTTTGCTAAAATTGTTTTTAGAATAGCTTTTAGTTTCCTTTCAGCAGAGTTCATCTTAGCCTGTATGTCAGCAAAATTTACTTTCTGTTCAGCAAAGGTCAAAGCTCTCCAACCAGAAAATTCACTTGCTTCTCTTTTCTCTGGCTTTAATTCATCTTCCTTTGGTTTTTCATCAGGTTGTTTTTCTTCCACTTTTTCATCTCTAACTTTTTCTGGAAAATCTAACAATTGTCTAACGCTATCTTCTAGCTGTTCATCAACAGTAATAACTTTTTGCTGAACCAGCTTTGATAAAGCAGTAGCAATCTTTTCATATCTGACAACTCCAATTTTAGAAAACTTTAATTTAGGATATTCTTTGACTGTATAGTTTAAATCTACTAATTGTTTAATCGCATATTTATTTAAAACATCGGCTACCTGACTAGCGATAGCTGAAAGGTTATTATGAAAAATTGCAGATTGGTCTTCGCTTAAAGCGTAAGAACCAGTACTTCCTGCACCTAAGTCTAAAAATTGAGCCAACACGCTTGTTAAGATTTCTCTATTATATCTCGCAATTGTATTAGACGGATCTTTCACTCCCTTAGCTTTCATATCCTTAAATTCAACTTCCCAATCCTCGGGCTGAATAATATACGCTTCCTCATTAGCCCTAATATTCTTTAAAAGAGTTTCCATTTTAGTTCTGTCGGCTGACGTGTAATTCTTTGGAAGTTTTCCATATGGAATACCGCAACCCTGTCTTTCAAAAGCAATGGCGTTGATTTTCTCAATGACGCTTTTCATATACCAAGCACGATAAGCATTTCTTAAAATTGA